GCGATCGAGGAAGCTGGGTTCGATCGGTCGATGGTTTACGATTGCATAAATGGTCGGTATGCCCAGCATCGCCGAATGCGCTGGTCGAGGCATGAGGTTGTCGATCGTTCGCAGTTCGATGGTTTAACTGAAATTTTTCACGCTTCGGAACTTGGGATCGATTTTAATGCCCCCGAATACCATCATCGGTTTACAGGTTTTAGCGTCGGAATTTCTATTTGTAAAACTAAATTTATAATTTTAGCTGGTAGAAAAGAGCTAATTGAAACCGGTTTTAATCAAGGCATCGTCAGTCAATGCATTCTCGGCCATCGTAAATCTCACAAAAACTTTTTTTGGACCCGCTCAACCGTTCTCAACACTGCCGACTTCGCTGGAATGTCTCCTGTGGATCAGCGCAGCGCCGATCGGCTGGCTAATTTTTAAGTCCTAATCTCATGTTGCCGATAATGCTCTTTTGCATAGGACTTCTTATGACGTTCCGAGCTGTTCAACTGACCGAGCTTGCAGTTATCCGTCTTTTAAATGAGGTGGAGGCGGGCGCACGCCTGCCGATCCCGGACCCGTTCCATCTAAAACTGGATGCGGGGCGCCGGCATGTCTGCTGTAAATTGGTCAATACTGATGAGCTGTTTTATTTGGACCTATCCGAATACTTCGATTTATCAACAGAAGGGCATCTAGGCGCGATTTATAGGGCTCAGGAAGAGTTTTTCAACGTGGTAGTGTATTTGTCTAGTGAAGATGATTTAATCGCGTATAGGCTCGATAATCCCTGTCTGAATGCGGTCGAGCATCTGGTGAGTTCTGACCCTGGCGAAGCATTGCCGGGGAACTGGTGGACCATCAAGGTGTTCGACCCCAGCTAAATTCACCACCCATAAAACGACTAAGCCGGCATTCGCCGGCTTTTTTTATTTCTCTTCAAATTTTACTTCACCATTGGGAAGCACGATCACTCGATACTTACCTATCAGCTTGTCAGCCTCTATCTGATGCTGCTCCATCTCTGCTTCTACGATTTCCTCTAACGCCACTGTTCCACTCCTGATTGAATTGAAAATACTAAAATCGCACCTATAAATCACACTTCACTTTGAACTCATTTTGCTTATAGAGATAATGTCTCTATTACGGCGATTAAATCCCCCAAGTATTTAAGACGAAAAAAATCCCGGCCATCTTGCGAGGACCGGGATTATCAACAACGTGTTTAAAAGGAAAATTCATGAAGATCATGAACCTGACCGCCAATTCGATGTAGAAGTGAATTTCGGTCAGTGAGTAAATTGTATGCCAGGGCGGGGCGGCTGTCAATAGGTTAGTCGGCGATCGTGTATTGGTTGAGCACGGCCCTAGCTTTTTTAGAAAGTTCTTCGACTTCAATTTTAACGTCGATACCAACTTGCGCACTAATCTTAGATTCTAATTCTTCAACGTTGAATTTAACATCTGTATAAAATCCATCATGAACGTGAATGACCCGGCCGTCGAGCCTATGGATAAATTCTTCCCAAACTGATTGAAGCTGCTCTTCAACTCTGGTGTAAAGCAAAAATACGCTTCGACCAGTTGTCAATTCTTTTTCAAAATCATCAGGTATGACTACTTGTTCGAGCTGATTGAGTTTTCCAATAAGAAATTTAAGTTCACCAATCAACTTCTTCAATTTCTTATTAGTCAGCAATCTGAAAATCTTGCTCATGTCGCCATGACAGTATTCAAAGATTTTTCCGTGCTTATTGATTTCTGCACCGTGAATTGATGCGTTTATGACCTTCTTTATCAATTTAGAATCAATTCCGCCACCGCATTTATTGGCTATCTGTTCTCGAACTTTATTCGGATTTTTTAGGTAGTGTTCCAGAAATCTGAAATCCCATTCAATTCCGAGCTTCTTTGCTAGACCTACTATGACAACTGGCGCACAAGATGAAACGTCGCACTCGAAATTGTAGCCAGCATTCGCAACGATGTAGTCTCTTGTTCTAGACCTGCAATCAATAATTGAATGGTATCTTCTAAATGCTTTCTTGGTGTAGTTCAACTTGCCAGTCTGAATTTCATCATTGAATTTCAACTTCAATTCATTGGCTTCTTGATGAATAAGAAATTCTTCTGTTAAACCAGTTATCTCCATGAGCAATTTAAAAACTCTCTTATTGAGCATGTATTTCTTACAGTGCGAGGCTCCACTTTCATACGACCAAGTGTGATCTTCCACGTATAGAAGCAATTTCGCTAGTTTCTCACCCATTTCTTTCTGACCAAAGATTTCTTCTAATTTATGTGATGAAACTTGTTTAACTTCGGAAATTCCACCATTTGTAATGAATGTCTTATAGCACCAAGGAAGTATAACTTCGCTCAGTCTCTTGATAGCTGGTTTCTTGATGTTGGGAACATCCGGATTTCTTATTGGATCAGCAGATGGAAAAAGTTCCAGTATCTCGAATTGATCTTCCCATTTGTTAAAGATAATTCCAAATCTGTTCTGCTGGTATTTGTCTTTTCTTGACTTTTCAGTTTCTTCGTGCTTAAATACAGGTGAGTTATGCATAATCTTCTCCGTTGTGCGTAATTCGGGTAATTTCTGTTAGTTCGATAAATTTTTCATGTTAAAAACCGATCATTGCAACTGGTCGGTTTTTTTTCGTCATTAGTTATTTATGAGGTAAATTTGCCTCGTTCGCAGATTTTAGTATGCCCGATTGTAGGTGTCAATTGCGAAGGTCGCCTGCGGCAGCGAGGTATAGGTATGTATCATTTTTTAAGCGACCAGCTACGCGGGCGCATTGACGAATTGAGTGATGGATAATCATTAAGGTTTTCGGAGCACCGCAGGTGCGACTGAATTGCCGAATGGCTTTACTAAAAGAGCGGAGGGGGAAGAGCAGCTCACCACCAGGGTATAATCTGCCTTCCTTTTTTGAAATGACTGAACCCGGCCGAATGGCTTTACTAAAAGAGCGGAGGGGAAGAGCAGCTTACCACCAGGGTATAATCTGCCTTCCTTTTTTCGATCTGGTAAATTTCATGCGAAGCGACCTTTGAAATTCACAATACATTATCATAACTAGAATGCGGAAATTCAGAAACCTTGACGCATAATCGGCGATACCCTATAATTCATTCATGGCTGGGCAAACCCGGCCATTTTTAGAACCATACTCAAAACCATCTAAAAAATGGGTAAATTTAATTAAAAAGGAGAATTTATGACCAAATTGGAACAACATCAAGAACTGATTTCTTTGACGAAACGGTATCTAGAAATTGCGAATGACGTTGGAGTGGCACCAACAGATAAGAATAATCTGATTGCAATTTTTGAACGTGCGAAGAAGAAATCAATGAAAGTGGTTAGAAAAGAAGCGGAAGATGAAGTCATCAAGCTTGACCAACAAGCGAAGTTTTAAGATTTTATAGGAGAATTTATGACTGAAATTTATAAAATTGTTCCACCAGCGGGTTATGTCAGAAACGAAATTGTTGGAAATAAGAGGAGGAAACTTCCGACGCTGGAACGGTTGAATACGTTGCTTTCTTATAATGATGGAAAGTTGTATTGGCGTTCGGACCGTGGCACAAGAGGGAAAGCCGAGACACGAGCGGGAAGTTTTCACAAATCTAGGGGTTATCGTCGAATTAGAATCGACAATAAAGAATTCCAAGAGCACCAAATCATTTGGATACTCGCCACGCAATCCGAACTTCCTGTTTGCAACGAAGATGGTTATGAACTTGTGCTAGATCACATTGATGGCGATCCACTCAACAACAAAATTGAGAACTTGAAGCCGATCACAAATGCGGAAAATAATGCAAAACAGTTCAGAGACAAGGTTAAGATTGCGAAGAATGGTGATCGTTTAATGACTGGCGTTTCGCAACAAGGAAACCGCTTTGTTGTGTCATTCCGCATCCGCAGCTTCTGGCGCCCTAAAAATCAAAATGGTGGAACTCTTATCGCGGCCTCATTTGATACTCAACTCGAAGCCAGCGCCTTCAAACTATTTTTGCTCGATAAAGGCCACGGCGATCAACTCCTGAAACTGTTAAATCTTAGTGAAGAAGATCAGGCTACTATCGAACGTCTGTATTCTGGTGAAATCGGCAAGACCTGCCACACTATCCGCGACTTCACAATCAAACCTGAATTCCAGGAATTCTATGATCGTGAAATCCAGTTCTTGAAAGATGCGGGATTTTAAATGACTCTAAAATCACTTCTTCATGAATACGACGAAAACTTGAAAATCGTAAACGAATTGCGCCGATCAATCAGGCTGAATTCTACGCAACAGAAATTGCAGGAACTCGGTGCGCACTTGTTATGGCGCCAATCGTTGAGGCTGCAAATTCTTCAACTTTATTTCAGGGATTTATAAGACGAAACCCGCCATTAGGCGGGTTTTTTACATCTTCTCTAAATCGTTTATTCTGTTCATCCATCCCTTCAAAAATTTCTGCTGACTTGGATTTCGTTCAACAATTTTTAAGTAGAAATTCCTGCGATGTTGAATGAAGAAGTAAACAACTTGTTTTTCTGGCAATGCTTGTATAGCAGCAATGGTTTTAGGCCCCAATACACCATCATCAGAAGCGTTTACAGCCCTTTGGAGCAATTTAATTGCCGTGGTGCTTCCATGGTTCACAGCCGCGTCAAATAAATGCGTAGCGAGCCTTTCAGGCAGTTCGGAGCACCTACATTTTTCCCAATACTTTTTGCGGTAAATGACCTTTGCTTGCGCATAGGTCAACTTGGCTATGTCAACAGTTGGATTAGCAGTTTTGGCAATACCAAACTTGGTTTCACCTCCTGTATCATCTGGATCATTTACATAACCAGTGGCTCGACGGTCATCACGTGTTGCTATTGACCCCGATTTACAAGCTGGGTGGTTTTCATCAAACCATGGTCCAACTTCTGATTTCATAATGTGAAAAATAGATTTCTCAAAACTCATAATCCTCCTTAAAATCTTATTTAAGACAACAAAAAACCCGCCGAATGGCGGGTTTTTTGAAAGGAGAAAAAATGAATTTACAAATCTACATCACACTTTTATTTAGGCATTGCAATCGTCTTCTTTGTGTAATTTCTCATCTTTTTCATGGGCACGAAGCAAATAATTTCTTTTTCCGAGCCTTTGAACACGCCAAGAATTCTAAAAACTCTTCCAGTAGTAGTTCCGAACTCTACAAATTTGGGGTCAATTTCAACTCGTTCAACGATTTCGTTCGCGCATGATCTGAAATTCATTCTGAACTCATTGTTGCTGCGGTCGAGTTCTAACTTTTTATGAGCATCTTTCAGTCGCTGGAACTTTTTACTAATTGCTGTCTTTGGAATGAAAGTTTGTATTTCCTTCGTTATCAAATTCGCTTGTTGTTGAAGTGCAGATAATTGATTTACCAAAACTGGAATTTGATTTGGATCATTCAGCATAGAGATAGCAACCCCAAGATTTGTAATCTGCTTATTGATAGATTCTAATTCAATCTCTTTTACAGATTTATCAGGAATTGGAACATCATCACCAATTTCTGCATTCATCAAGTTGGTGATGAATGCATCTTCAAATTCTTTGTAGCGAACTGTTTCAGAAGAACAATTTCCGCTGATTGTCCCTTCGCATCTTAAAAACCTTCCATCACGACGATCATCAATTGCGCCTACGAATTTCATGGTAGAGCCACATAGAGAACATTTCGAGGTAATGATTGTTCCAACTGCATCGCTGTGAGTTCGTTTCCTTCCCAATTTCTCATTCACTCGATAAAAATCTTCGGGTTGAATAATTGCTGGATAATAGTTCATCGTCCATGGCTGGTTTTCATCATCGGGAACCAGTGTTCCAATAACAGCAGGATTTTTAAGATAAATTAAAATCAAAGATGCTGTCCATTGATCAGCAGAATTCACAGTGAGCTTTTCTCTTGGATAATGTTCATTCATAAATTTTGAAATAAGAACTGAACCATAACCAGAAAGATAGAGTTCAAAGATTTTACGAATTACATTTGCCTTATCTTCGACGATCTCGAATTCGTCGCCAACTTGTTTTAACCAATGCGGGTGTCGCGATGACCAAATCTTTTTAGATGCTTTCTTTCTCTTGTAAGAATCTCGGATGCGTAATGATTTCGTCGCAGATTCTTCATAAGCCCGAGCCATCAAAAGAATGCTCATCAGAATTGAAGATGTATTCTGTGAGAATGTTTCTTTCGTGTAATGCGCGTTATCATGAGCAGTGAAGATTTCAATTCCGAGATTGAGGATCTTCACGAATTGTGTGAATGCTTCGGGAACAGCATCGCGGGAAAGACGGTCCAAATTCTCAACAATGAGAACTGTCCCGGCTTCAATTTCGCCATCTTGAACAGCACGAATGAACTTACCTAATGCACCGGCAGCTACATTCGCACCAGTAAAACCAGACACGCCAAGATCGTGAAACTTGGTGTCTAGCAAAATCCAGTTGTTGCGCTCACAGATGGTCTGTGCTGCTTCGGTCTGCCGAGCCAGGGAAGCACCCTTCGATTGTTCCGGAGTTGAAAATCTCACATACGAGATAGCTTTTTTCACTTTGGGCATCCTGCACCAGTTGATACATGTTTCTATGATAAAGCTTCTGCGAACAGAAACATCATCGAAGAAACAAAAAATAAGTGAAAAAGCTCGGTAGAAATGAAAAATCAAATCATGTCAAACGATTTCAGAATCTTCTTCTCGGCACGAACGAATGATTGGTAAGACTTGAATGCACGGGCAGTGCCATCCGCCATTTTATAAACTTTGAATTTCTTTTTACTTGTTGGTTTGATGATTGGATTAATGAACCAATCAGGTGCTTCAACGATTTGACCAGTTATCAAACGAACCATCGGGCGTTCATAGACGGGTTCATCATCGTCATTCATTGTTGCGTCCTTTATCTTCAAGACTCTGAGTGGTGATTGTGCGAAGAACAATGTTCCCCAATGCAGAAATTGCGGTGATTGTGCCAGGAGGAACACCTAGAACGCCGAGCAATGCGCCGGATTCGATCGCGATTGTAGCGGTATTCCACCAGAAAGTTTTGGATCTTAGAAGACCTTTGAGTTTATCAATGTTCATACAAATTCCTTGTAAAAATGTATTTAAGATAAAAAAACCCGGCCTTTGCCGGGTTTTTACTTTTCAAGTTTATCCAATCGTTTTTCTAGACGATCAATGTCGGATTTAAGAGCATACAACTTTTGTTGTTCACGCTGGTCGGCTCGCACCTCTTTCATCATGTTGACGATGGTATCCATTTGCTGTTTGATCACAGCAATTTCCGATTGTGCTGCTAAAAATTGTGATGCGACCCAAGTAATGCCGGCTATTAGACACCCTCCCAAAATTTGTTGCCAATTCAAATTCATACATCACCATTAGCTGTAAGAACCTGGGAATACCAGTTCTGTCGCGCTGACCGCATGAACCGTAATCATTGATCTTGCTGGTAATGTCCTATTTCCTGTTCCAGCAGTTGACCGCAGAGAAACACCAGCACCTTGCGTAATTGTAATTGCAGCATCAGAATTATTATAAATTCTGTATTCGCCACCAACCACAATGTCAGAAGTAGCGATTGTGAACCCTGCTGAAACGGACAGAATTTGACCATTCGCAATTGAACCAGAAGTTTTGATTGGTCTTGTTGAATACACAGGAACAGAGAAAGTCGCACCAGTTTCATCAATTGTTAGTCGTGAAACAACACCAGCATCTGCGGCAGCTTTTGTTCCGAAATCAAGGCGTCCACGTTCTGCGCCAGCAGTTGATGATAGAGACACCCCAGCAACTTGCGAATGCAGCACACGCTTGTTTGCACCATTGTTGCGCGAGAAACCAACCATTGCGGTATTTGAGCCATCCGAACCTAGCATTGAAGTTGGACCCGTTGCGCCAGTTTTGTAAGATAAAATTTGGAAATTGTCTGTTGAAGTCGCATCAGCATTGTTGAAGAAAACATCTGGTGATGTATGTCCAACTAACAATTTACCTTGTGAAGATCCGGTCGAACTTGTGATCGTGGCCGCTGTGAAATCGCTGCCAGTGGTATTGCTGTCTCCACCAATTTTCAGTGAAATTGCAGCAGTTCCTGACGCAGCATTTCTTGTAATTTGAATAGGCGAAACATAGCCATTTTTCGCATCATTTCGAAGAATTAGCAGCGCCGATCCAGCACTTGTCAAATACATAGACAAATTGTTGATGTTCGGGGTTCCGGTGGAAACGTCCAAATTGAATAATCCATTGTTCCCACTCGTCTTCATGGTTAGCAATTCGCCACCAGTCGAATACTGATACAGCCGGCCAGCACTATCAATTTGAAGACGACGAGCGCCACCAGTGGCAAAATCTAAATTATTTGACGCTGACCTATAAATCCCGGTGTCAGCATCACCAGAAAATGCGTATGACGGAGCAGTTTCAGAACCCGTAATGTTTTGCACTTGTAATGCTGGCAAAACAGCGGTTTCAGAAATTGTTAGCGCAGTGGTCGCCGAACCTGAAACAGAAGCATCTCCGCCAGTCCTGAATACATGCGTGCCAATACCAGCAGTCGCATTTCTAGAAACTGAATAATAGTTCTGTGTCGTTGTTTGCGAACCATTCTGGAAAAAGAAATTCACATTGCCGACCGATGACAAAGATACGCCATGAACAGAAAAATCAGCGCCTTGTGTTAGGTTGGGAGCAGTAAATTTCTGTGTCGCACCACCAGTCGCAAATGTCGAGAATCGGAATTCCGAGTTCGTATCATTTTCGAACGCCATGCGTCCGCCGCCCAACTGTTGGAAATACGCGATACCGTTTACACCGCCCGCTCTGTTTATTCGGAAGTTGTATGTAGAATTACCAGCAGCGGTTCTGAAATTTATAACAGAACCACCATCAGCAGTTCGACCAGTTCCAATGTTTAAATTTGCAGTGCCTGTTGCAGTTGTCTGATCAAAATTAGTTGTTGAAATACTTGTCGCCTGAACATTAGTCGCAGTAAGAAATGCGCCGATGTTCGCATTCTCTGAATTTAATGATGAGAAATTACCAGTTGTTGCGCCAAGTGTTCCAAAAGTGGCAGCGCCAACAAAATTTGAAGTCGAAGAAACATTTAAAGTTGTTAGATTTGAAGCTCCATCAACTTGAAGAGCATCAGAATTCACACTATCGAAAGACGATGGCCCGGCAGCAACACCAGCAGCTAACAGATTTCCACCAACGATGAAATTTCCTGTTGCAGCACCATCACCACCAATAGCAATGCCATTAGTTGCAATTCCAGTTCCTGAAACAGTTAAACCTGATGATAAGTTCAATGAAACGCCGGCACCCTCAGTGAAGCCAATTTGTTGCATCACTAATGGACCAGCAACAGAACCACCACCTAAAACATTCAGGCCACCGGAAACATTTGCGCCACCAGTAATTTTTACTAATCCGCTAACTTGAAGCATTTCGCCAGTGTCAACGGTGGAACCGATGATGAGATTGCCACCACTAATTCTCATCCGTTCACCAGATGAGACAATAAATCCGAGAACGCCAGCTTCGGGACGATACAGTCCACTATTTTCGGAATTAAAACCAACTGCCGGAGAAGTAGGGGCACCATCAACTAATTTGATCGGTGCCTCCATTGGCGCTTCACCGGATCTAGGCAGAGATTCGGTTAGAGCGTTCTTGATGTCTTCGAGCGTGCTATTGTAATGTGTCGAACTAATGATCGTTCCGGGAATGACCGGCGAATTCGGTAGTTCATAATTTCCAGATCCGTCTCTGCTCATAAAAAAATCCTCTAATTCTTAAAAAAGTATTTAAGAAATTAGAGGACTATTTAAGTTTACTGCTTCAACAGTTCAATCAGAGTTTGAGTTGCTTCATCAACCGTTTGATCTCTTGCACTATTTTTAATTTCCAATAGCGTCGCTAGTTTTTCTGCTTGATCATCAATTGCCTTGTTCAGTGCTTTCTTATCATTGATTCTTAGGCCACCAGTAATTTTTGGACTTGGTGGAACACGACGATCACCTTCTGTGCGATTGATCTTGATAGCAGCTTTTGCACGCTTCTTCATCAATTTTGAAAGTTCATTGAGGTCTTGATTGCTTGCCTTATTCCAAATTTTAGAAGAAGGGTAATCAAAATCACGAGCGTTCAATTTCAGCAAATTCAGAACTTCGGAATTGTTTGAAATTGCTTGGTTGACTGGTCTCTTGGTCAGGGCTCGATTAGCACGTGCCAGAACGAAGCCGAGTGAACCGCCGCCCATGGAACCGATAATTGCAGCGTCCATAAGAGCAGATTGTTCCTGTGTGCGGCCATTGACATCTTTCACCAAACTCACTCTTCGATCTTGTGCAGAAAGAGGCTTCTGAATGAATTGCAGTGGTGCCTTGTCTCTCAGTGCTCTGTTTTTATACTGTGAAGAGAAGACCACTTGTTCCCATAATTTCGCATCGCCAAGACGAAGGGGATCATCTTGCGCTTTTTCTAAAACACGACTGAAAGCTTTGAAATCGCCATAGAAATTGTCAGCTTGTTTGAACGCTTCCTTTTTGTCTTTGGACATTGAACCTTCGAACATCAATTTCAATTCAGCTTGCAGCTTTTCGTAAGCACGCTTGCGAATGTTATCAACGTTCTGAGATTGAGACATCTTATAAAGTTCATCTTCAACATTGTTGAGGATGTCGTTCAAGTCTTTCATTGGAACTGATGTCTTTGGTTCGTAAACTGTTTCCATAACATCTTGAATGCCTGCTTGTTGACGAGCAAAAAGCTTCTCTTCAACTTTCTGTTTCTTCAATTCCAATTCACGCAGTCGGCTGGTTCCATTCTTGAATTCAAAATCAAATTGTCGAGAGAAGTCTTCGTTCTCACGCTTGATCATTTCATCAATGTCATCGAGCTTATAACGTTCTTTGTATTTGATCACTTGTTCAAGATCGGCCTTTTCCTGCATCAAACGAGCAAGATAATTTCGTTGCTTATCAGATAATTTCGTAATGTCGCCCATGTCGGCAATTTGCCGATTTTTTGCAGCGAGTAATCTAGATGCATCTGCGGCAGATGGCGAAACCACATCATCAAGTTTTGGAACTGATTTACCTGTTTCGTCTAATAATTTCCGATCCGCACCTGTCAGCATCTTCTTCGTTCTTTCGAGCTGTTCTACTCGGCGTTGAATTCCACGAATGCTGTCTGTTTCACCGGCAATTTGTTGTTTAGCAGCTTCCATCTGACGTTGAATCGCAAGCAATTCTTTTTCAGGATCATTCTGCTTGTTCAAAGAAATGACCTTGGTTTTTGGAACATTTACCGTTGAACCATCTGGACGAACAGCGGTTTCCACTTTTTGCCGAACAACTGGTGTCTTTAAGAACCCTTGAATTTGTTCAATCAGCGAATTGTCGATACCGGCATCATCCAAAATTTGATCAATCTTTGGCAGTCGAGTATCAAGTAATGTCTTATCAACTTTTTGGCCTGCAAGAATGTCATCGTATTTTTTAGTGGCAGCTTGTTGAATAGAGCCGACAATTTCAGCTCTGCGACCAAGATCCAGCACGCCGGAAGGAGCGACAACATCATCTGATAATCCAAAACGGTCTTTTAAAACTTGGCTAACAATCTGTGAACGTTCGTGTTCAGCTATGGAACCCAAACGATCGGTATTCCCAAAGGCAATACTGAAAGACTCTGCTACTGGCGCGAATGCTTTACCAGGAGCTTGCGCAATTGGTTTTTGGCTGACTTCATTTGCAAATGATTTAACAGCATCAATTCCTGCCCGAACTGTTGGAGAAACAGCAGAAACAGCGCGGCCAATTCCTTCGCCGATCGCTGGTGCAACTGCGCCCGTTGCGGCTTGGATAGTGGTATCTGCCGCACCCGTTGATGGTGTCGTTGCAACATTAGTTGCAGCACCGGCAAGACCTTGAACACCTAATCTTGCTGCTGTTGATAGACCACCACCAATTGGAGTGGTTGCAGCACCAACGGCAATGTCAGGAATTGCTTGACCAATACCACCGCCCCACGTATCGCCAAGTGCAACACGTTCAGGATCATTCATTTCTTCTTCTACATACCGTCTGTAATCTGGGCTGTAATTCGTTCCGTTGACCAAATCGTAGCCACGCCCAAAAGTCTGACCAAGACCGAGAAGCATCGTTTCACCGCCATCAACTACACCATCAATCAAGTTTTTACCGAATGATTTGTCGGCTCGCTTGTTCACAGCCGTGATTGCTGATCGCAGACCCGGAATGAATTCGATCAAAATACTTTCATCAGAAATACCTTGTTTTCGAAAGAACTCAATGTCGTCTTTCAGCTTCAATGAACCGTCTCTGTCGAGTTCCCCAATTTTATTCAAGACACCAGACAGGTCTACTTTACCGCTGGCATTAGCGGATTTAGCGACTTCGAGTTTCAGTGAAGGTAATACGCTCTTGAATGTCTGTTGACGAGCCACAGCCAATTTCGCCAATTGAGCTTCTTTCTGGTTTGCTTCTCTTTCATCAGCCCGAATGTTATTCATGATTTCTTGATCAGAAAATCCTTGGGTTCTGGCCCATTGAATTTGCTGACTATACTTCCTGAATACATCGCTACTGAATTCCACCGGCCCTTGCGGCTGTGCTTGAAGTTGAGGATTGACCTGTCTCTGTGTAATTCTTTTCAGATAATTTTGAGTCTCTTTCGCGGGAGGTTCACGACCTTCCAGAATGGCACGTTCAGCAGCAATGCCACCGTTATAACCCGCATAAATCACACGTTCGAGTTCGTCCTGCGCAATGTTGGGTTTTAATTTTTTGGCGCGGTCTGCGATTTCTGATACCAATCCCAATGCACCGGCACGTGCTTGCACTGGATCAGTTGGGTCAGCAACATTAAACGCGCGACTAATCGCAGGCATCAATTGATACCGACCCACTGCGCCGCGAGGGGAGACAGCTTTGTCTCCCGAATTCTCACCGTAAACAATGTTATCTAAAACTCGATCAAAAAAGCTGTTATCCATTTTTTACCTTCGATTTCTGTCCCAAGATGGTGCCAATCCACTTGGAGGGGTTGAACCAGTATTTACGGGCGCTGGTTGAGCAGCAGGCGTTCCATTGCCATTTCCAGCCGATAGCAATCGTTGTTCCAGTGATTTGGCTTCACGTCTCAAAGTTTCCATACCGTCAGCAATCTGTCGTTTCAGTTGCTCAGGCGTCATGTTTCTATAATCGAGAGCGAAGAACCGATCCATCACTGCTTGTTGCTCGAATCCAGTGTTCGATACCTGACCGGGCGCTAAACCGTTTGCTTTCATGATGTTCATGGCGGTTGCAAGAGCAATAGCCTTGATTTTGTCAAGTTCTTTTTGCGCAGCTAATGTGCCACCAGCTAAAACACCACCAGTTGCATTTGCTAGATTAGTAGTAATCGCGCCAGTCGCTTTATCGTATGTGCCCTCTTGAATGAATCGTTCATTAAGAGCTTCAATTTCTCTGAGGCCACTTGCAGCATTCTGAGCAGCAACACGAACCAGATCCGAATCTTTCGTAGTTTTATCCGAACCGGCTGGACCAGCAGCGATTTGTTGACCACTAACTGGATCAATTGCAATTTGATCTTTACCAACAACAGTCGGACGAACAATTCCAGCATTCAATCTGATGCCACGCCCAGAGTATCTTTGTTCATCGCCTGACAAGGTGTAATCAGCTTTGTATTCACCACCAGCACGAGCAAGAGTATCGCCTGAAACTGCGGTCTGACCTGCGGAAAGCACGATCGGCTTATCGCGAGCACCAATTGCTTGAACTGATTGACCCTCATTCAGAATCGGATCACCAACACGGTAAGGAGAAGTTGCAATGAAACGCTCACCATTTGAAAGCATAACTTCAAAAGTTCCATCCGCTAATTGTCGCTGACCAGCAATTTTAATGTCTGAGGCATTGTCAGTATTGGTATTTGAGGCAAGCACTTGACCAGCAGGGGATACAAGTTGAGCACCACGAGCAAGTTGAATCGGCGCTGCTTTTTCAGTAGGAAATAAATTTTTAACTTCCTGTGTCTCGAATAATTTCGCAAATTCACCACTAGTTGGATTTGCACGGCGAAGCGTATCTAGACCTTGCGATCTTGCTGCGCGCAATGCTTCCAGTTGCGCATTTGCATTAGTTCTAATTCTTTCTGGATCAGTTGTATCATTGACGCCAAGGAAGCCAAGATCCTGACCGACAAATGCAGCAGGTTGTTTCAGCACATTTTGAAGCCGTGTTTCTTGTTCAAAACCATTGTTCCTGACGAGTTCAATACCTTGTTTGTAAACTTCTCTACCAACAGAATCAATTTGCTTCTTATCTTTGATGGTTGAAGCCATGGTCTTTGCACCGGCTACATTCATCAATGTTGATAAAACAGCTTTCAGTGGCGAGGTATTCCCGCCGACCAAATAGCCATTCACGTTTTGCATTTGACCACCAGCAGAGAAATTCATCATCTGCCTAGCAAGTTCCTGCTTTCTTTGGTTATCTTCCATCGCGTTCTTATAATCAAAATCATTTGAATCATAAGATTGTGGATTGAAGAAATTTGTGAATCCTGAAAAATCCATTTCAAATCTCCTTTACGCCATACCAGGAATACCACCGTTGCCCAGCAGTGCAATTCCTGGGGCACCAGCAGCCATCGCGCCCTTAGGATTTTTATTTCCCATTAAATAGGCACCTAGAACACCAGCAGCGCCATTCGCAAGAGCTGCGCCACCTTGATCAACAGCCATACCGCCTGCGGCGGTGGCATTGGGATCTGTGCCATTCATGCCTTGCGATAAGAGCATTTGAGCAAGCATCTTTTGCTGATCTTTTGTCAGATTCTGACTTTGTGGGCCAGATTGACCCGCAGCACCAATCATTTGATTTTGAGCATTCATAATTTAAACTTTCTTTTTGGTATTTAGATTACTTTTTCTTTTGGTTGATCTTCGAGTAATCCACTGCCAGGAAACCGTTCGGCATTTTGCGCGAAATGTCTCTGTTCTCTTGTGCCAGGACGCCCTGAGATTGACCTTCCAGACCGAATTCCCTCGCCTTCGCATTCCAATCCCATTGATACAGATCGCGTCCACTGTCAGTTTCGCCAATCTTTTCGATGTTCTTTTTCAGCCTTTCGTCAGACATGTAGAACATCATTGCCGCCATGGTGGCAGCTTGGCCTATTGCAGAATTTGTGCTGTTGGCACTTGCGACACCTGCGTTATACTTAGCCATTTGCTGCTGTTGTTGAGCATTAGCAGCAGACAAATAATCAACGCCGGCTGTTTGCTGCTGTTGTGCAAATGGCTGGTATTGATTGTTAGTGTTCACTGCGGTTTGATTGGTCAGTGCGACATAATCATTCAATGAGCGATAGCGAGCTTCTTCGGCAGCGGAATAATCTGCACCATAACGTTGATACTGTTCGTTCAGGAACTGTGATCGAATGTCATTGTTCGCATTTCGCAGGTTCATGTTTGCGGCCTGTGCTTGCAATTGGTTCTGGAAATCTTGTTGGTTCAGAGCATTTGCTTGCAGACGAGCTTGATTGGCGAACGCTAGATTGTTTTCACGCCAAGTTTGTTGCGTCATCGCGTTCTGGTTGTCCATCGCCTTCAAATTAGCATTTGCCATGTTCGCGGCCATGTTCGTGTTATAGGCGTTCTGGTTCTGATTGAACTGTGCAGTTCTCGCATCATTGTTAGCATTGAACGCGGTCAGTGCTTGATTGAAACGAGATTGCTGGTTCGCATTGTTCGCGTTGTTGATCGCAAGATTTTGATTTAAACCGGCGAGATTGTTCTGATACCCGGAACTATCCATACCGAACTGCGCTTGATTTGCAGCATTCTGTAATTGATAGCTATTGGCAGCTTGGTCATACCTTTGATTTTGAGCAGCATTTCTCGCAGCAACCAACGCAGAGTTCTGTTGGTTCATCGCCAATTGGTTCTGATACGCAGAATTGTCTTGTGAGAACTGTTGTCCAGCGGCGGCGTTATTCGCGTTGAACTTCGCCATTTCTTGTTGGAATGTCGCGGCTCTTGCATCATTTGCTGAATTTATAATTTGTTGATTCAGTTGACGACCAGCAAGAGTGTTCTGATAACCCGCCTGAGCTTGTGAGAACGCTTGGTTCTGAGCAGTGTTAGCGAACTGAGCACGTGTTGCATCATTCTGGAATTGCTGCTGATTGGCGGCATTGTTCCGATCAAACGAAGCCGAGTTCTGATTGAACGCCTGGGCGTTTGCAGCCAAGTTATTCTGAAAAGCAGCTTGATTTTGACCAAATCTTTGAGCTTCCGCAGAATTTCCGGCTTGGAATCCGGCCAATTGTGAAGAATAATTTTGATTGGCGACGTTGGCACCAGTCAGAACAGATTGGTTCGATAATTGATTTCTTGCCTTGGCTTGTGAATCGTAAACAGTTCCCATCGCATCACGAGAAGCAGCAGAATCGACGCCAAGACCTTGAAGAGCCAATTTGTTCGATGCACGCTGAACGTCTCGTTCAAAATCTCCACGCTGGAAAGCCATTTGAGATTCATAGGCAGCACGAGCATACTTGTCAGCAGTTCGTTCATCGAATTTCGGCGCATTGGTCTTCACCCGTGAACCATCATCAGTAAATTTCTGTTGGCTCATGTCTACGCCAGCACGTGCCAAATCATCACGAACATTGGTGTCGAGCTTGGCGTTTGAGCTAATTTGATTCTGAACTTGTGGACCGTTGAATTTAAAATCAGACATCTGTTTTGCGCCGGTCTGGTTGAGAGCCTGCACATTTTTCAGATTGTCATTGACATTGGTATCAACTTTCGCATTTGACTTGAATGCAGAATTCATGCCGTTATAGGTATCAACATTTCCAACATTTTTCAGATTGTCAGCAATGTTGGTATCCATCTTCGCAGACGAATTAAACTTTGCAGCTTGTTGAGCAAAATCTTTGATTGAACCAACTTTGGCTAAATTGTCATTGACGTTTGTATCAAGATTAGTTCCAGTGCTGGTGAACTTGCCATTCTTGGTGTTGTTATCGACATTGATTCTGTCCAGACCATCAGCTAGATTTTCATTCAGCTTGACGTTTGAATCGTAAGCCTTGACTTGGCTGATTTTTGATTGATCCAAAGCCGGGGCATTTTTAAGATAATTTGACAACTGTGGAGCATTGAAATTAGAGGTCAGCGAGGTCTTCGCCTTGTTCGCAAGAGTTTGCGCACCTTCGCTCAATGCTTTGTCTGCACGTTGATTGTTTCGATTGGTCGCGGCGATGTCTGGATTTACATACTCATTTTGAGTCCAAATTCGTTCAGTGTATTCATTTTGTTGAGGCATAGTGGATTTATTCGATCCAGCTCTACGCCAATCATCCATAGCTCTGTTATAAGCCGCAGCATTAAATTTGTCTTCGTAAGTGTATTGAACCCGACCATTTTGATTTTCAGTATTGACGCGGTTCGCCATCGTCGCCAGATTTGCCATGTTCAGATTTGAAGTGGCAGATGCGACGGCGGCGGCGGATGTATCAACTGGTGCCGGTGCGGAAGGACTTTTCATAATTCTTTTCCTATAAATGTGTATTTAAGAAAAAACCGGCCTATTGGCCGGTTTTTATGTGAAACGATTTAACCATAATCGTTCTGCTTCTTCTTTCGTGATGCAGTAAATGATACCGTCTTCGGTTCCGTATCTTTTTGGTATAAATCCAGTTCTTACGTGTCCAAGTCGTTGATGAAGTCGGTTCATTCTTGAATTCGATTCAGCAGTGATCATGATCGCAACTTGTTTACCTTGATGAATGAAAATTTCGTTGAAAATTTCTTTGGTGAACTCTTTCACATTGGATAATCGGTTGATGTGCGCGAAAGTGAGTTCAACAGTATGTTGATCAAAATTGCTCAGAATGCACATACTAGCAACTTCATTTTCCACCGCATGGACTAACACCACAATGTCATTCGCTTTCCACTGAGCCGGAAAGACTGAATTTGCTAATTGGACAGCAGTTTCACCATAAAATTTCATAGAATTCCAGCCGGTTCGAAAACAAGATCAGAACTTGTCCAAATGGTTTGATCCGATGCTTGGAACAATAAAATTGGAGAAATGTAGACACCGTATGCAGATGCACCATTCCATTTTGAAATTGCTGAAATTTCAGATGACCAGAACGCCGCATCCCACTCCGCAGCATCCCATAGTGATACGGGAATTGATGCCACGTTCGAAACATTCAGCGGAGCCGAAGTATCAAAATCTGTTCTGACATTGATTCGTAAATTAGTTGTTGTAGATTTCGACAACAGATTTGCTCTAATCAATTTGATGTGTTTGTTTTGACCACTTGCGCCCAAGGTTGTAAATGACTGTTGCACTACACAAGTGTAGGATTTACCACCAGAACCATCAGAATTTATCAAGTCTTTGTATCCAACGAACGCCCTATAAACACCAGATGCAGTAATAAAAAATGGAACACCATTTAGTTCTGCCCAGGCGATTGCAGGAATTCCAGTGAATACTGACCATCCACCAGTGGTTTTCTGAAAACAGAATTGAAGATTTCCGGACGATGAAATTTGAGGCATGTTGAAGATCACAATGTCTTCTGAATCGATGTCGCAAATGTCGAACCCGTGAATGTTGGTGTAGTTTCTGGACATTTCACCAATGGTTGCTGAAATGTTGTTTGACAATGGAATTGTCAGATTTCCGTTTTGAAGATACTGAGATAGCGGGTAGATGCCTGTTTTTGACCAATAGAGCACATCACCACCAAAAATCATGAATGGTTGATCGTATGCGGGTTTTGACAGAGCAAAGACGCCTGAGACTGTCCAGGAAGCCGCATCGTCCGGATCTGTGCCATCGAAAATGATGCAATCGCCTTCACTGGTGATTGCGGCCAGCCTGTTAGACAGACCCGTTCCAGCAACACCAGATGTCCAAGAAATCAGATCAACGACTTTTCCACCTCTTGGCATGTTGGCGCCAAGATCGAATGATTTGAGTTCGCCACCAAGAGAATTTATTTCTGAATAAAAAATTCTTGTTGAGTTGTCATAAACGAACCAAATTCTTCGCTGATGTATTGTTGGATTTCTCATTCCAGATAATGCGTAGCCTGATGGAAGATGAAATTCACCGACAGCAGCAGGGGAGGCAACAGAACTTGTTTCAATCCAAGTTGTTCCATTGTAAATTCTGGGATTATTCACACCATTTGCCAGGATCAGGAAATTACCACCCTGCGTTGCCAATTGGGCGTATCTAAATTTTCCAGATGTGATGCCAGTGGCTACAATGCTATTTCCGCCTTTTACAGAGACATCGTAAATGTGTTCATCATCGGCAACGAATAATTTACTGGTGGCAGATGAACCGGAATTGTAGGGAAGTATTGAGCGAAGAGGCGACAAAAAACCTGTCGTCCATTCTGACGAACCTTTGCGATTTTCAACACCGACAGGAGTTGCAATCAAGTTTGTCATTTGGATGGCAAATTCAACTGGCATGTTGCTCAGTGGCGAACGTGAATTCAATCCAGAATTTGGTGCTGGAATTGTGATTGTGGTTGATACTTGTTCCTGGGCGATCATTTACTCACCTCCAAGAACAGTAATTTGAGGTTGATAATTTTCGTAAGTGGTCCCGCAACTAATGTCTATGCTCTTTGCTGGCACATCTGTTGATTTCACGGCTTCCAGAATTCGAAGGTAATCGGCGACTGCATAATCATTTCTCAGTCCTTTTGATGCCAGTAGTTTAGCTTTCGCCATAGCTACAACTAAACGACCATCGAACATTGGTGCATCTGAATCTTGTAAAAATTCATTCTTGAATTCAAGTTCCTGGGTGAACACATAAGATTTTGAAATGTAGGCAAATTTCAGCTTGCCAGTTGCTTGTAATGGGTAAGTGAAGATTCTTCCACCACGAATTGAGAAATTCAGGGTGTATCCGGTGGTTTGGCCCGGAGCACTAATTTTTAGAAAATCATTCGGAGCTGTATTCCCATTCACAGAATAAGACCAGCCACCAACGCCTTCGACAAGATAAGAATCTTCGATCATGCGTAAAAAATCATCTGGCAGGGCATAACTTTCAGCGCCTGTAAATGTGATTTCGCCATGCTTGATGAGTGATTGCCAATTGTGTGCGTATAACAGCTCTTCACACGCAGATTGCACAATCCATTGTGTTTGTTTAACTAGAACGTCATTCGATGCAACGACCGTTGAAGGAACTGTAAATGAAAGTTCTCCAAGCGTTTGTTTAACGATTTCCAAAAGGGTCTTCATAACAGTTCCTTAAAAATTATTCAGCTTTATTGGCTGGACGGCCGCGTTTAGCAGGTTCTTCGGTTTGTGATTGTTGAGCAGCGGCCTGGGCTTGCATGAATTTACGCATTTCTTCTAGTTGCGCCTTCATTGCGGCCATTTCATTATCTTTTTCTGCCATCTGGGCCTGAACCTTTGACACCAGATCAGTTTCCTTTTTCGATTCTAGGAATACCTTCGCTTTCTGTTTTGTTGCCATCATTGAATACCGCATGGCGACATCATCACGAAGATCGGCGAGTTGTTCGACAGTGAACACATTGATCGACAGAAGGGTTCGAATTTCACCCTGCTTCAAGAAGCCGGCTTCACGAATTGGATAACCAGCGACTGAATTACTTTCGCCAGCTTCAAATGCCGCCCACTCACGAACAAATCGGTGCTTATCACGGGTTTGTGCTCGACGATAAACTTGAACAGAATTGTCGCCAGGAACACTAATCTTGATGAAGGGGACATCTTCCCAGATGGTTTCACCATTCGGTAAGGTCTTTTCTACTGGTTCAAGAAAGAATTGAACGACAAGGGTTTCATCACCTTTTAGACGGCCATTGTTATCACGTGCCAGATTTTCATACATAAAAATACTCCTGTTGGGAAAAATAATTGTTGTCGATTTTATTTAGAGCGCATAAATCATTCCGACAATAAAAAAGCCGGCATTAGCCGGCTTTTTGTTTAGAGATTTAAAATCAACCTTGCAGAACACCATTCAAGAACGGTGCGCCTGAAACCAGTTGGCCCGCCCAAAGCATGCGCTTGACGATAGCGTCCTGATTGACGACAGGAGAATCGACGCTACGGAAAGCATCTGACTTCCAAGGACGGAACTTGATAGTCTTAGGATTGATGAAGTATGAAACATCATCAGGCATAGCCGCAGGAGTTGAGCCGGTTGAGTATTCAACAACAACTGGAACGCCCATGAACATGACGTTAGCGAAACCTGCATTGGTCAGCTTGGCGCTTGAAGTGCCTTCGAAACGTTGGTCAGCGCGCATGGATCCAATAAGTTTATTGTAATGATCAACGCATGACAGGATGATGCCGGGCTTGTCGGTGCCGCGAATCAGTTGTGAGTGCAGTTCCAGCATCTTAGCGAAGATGTTGGCTTCGGTAATAGCGGTGCCAGAAACGGCCTTATGACGCCAGTAAGCAGCAGTCGCACGATCAATGCCACCATAAACACCAGTTGCGGTATCGGTTGGCAGCATTGCTTGCAGACCAATCAGACTCTTCGCATTGGTGCCATCACCATACAAATCAGAGCAAATCAGATTCAGCAGGTCAGTTTCAGCAGCTTGAACACGATCAGCGATCAGGTCAATGACGCGGCTCTTACCACTGGTCTGAATCATTTCAGTGCCGGACATGGTGATAGCAGTTGCGTATTGGGAAATACGGAATTCTGCATTGGTCAGGTGTTCACCGGCAACATTTGGCAGAACGTCATAACCAGAATAACTGGTGGCATTCGCGCCAGGAGCAGCATAACGAACTGGTTCCAACAGCTTGGTGCCGCCATCAAATGTTTTCACCATTCCTTGGTCTTTCAGAACCATCAGAAGAGCATTGTGATTAGACAGAGCATCGTTGATTTTGGTTGAGCGATTTTCTAGCGCAACGGTCAACAGGGTATTGAAATTTGGATTAGCCATAATTCTTTCCTATAAAAATACTTATTCATCTTTATTTACAGAATTTGAAATTTTTTCTGTTTTCATGCGTTCAGCAGCAGCTATACGCTGCTGCTTTTCCAATTCTTCAACTTCTTTCGCCAATTCAGCAGGTGATTTATCGTCTGTGGGAATTTGAAGATGTTCGATTCCAATAGTAATTGAGCTATTCATCATTCAGACTCATCATAGGCTTGGCTCAAAATCGAATGAAGATCACTTGAAGAACTTGTCGATTTTGGTGCGGTAGATGTGGATTTAACAGATTGTCTACTTGCCTGGGCAGCAGTCTTTCCGCGTTCGCGAAGTGTGGCTTGAACTTGATCATTCATTCGGCAGGCGAGGGTATAGGCTTCCTTCAAGTTTGCGGCTCGACCGTTTTGCAGAAGAACGCCCATGTCTTGTTTTACAGTCTCAAAGAATTCATGTTTTGAACTAAACTCTTGAACTTGTTTCACCATTTCCGGCGAAGGCTGTGGCGCCTGGGGCGCTTGTGGAGCCGGCTGGTTCTTCTGGGCTAACTGTTGCTCTAATCGATCCAATTTTTGAAGAACTGGATCAGGTGCTGGCCGGGTCAGACGTTCATTCAGCGCGGCTTCAATAGCATCAGCAGACACGCCGAACGAAACGAACAGATCGGCCAGGATGGACGCCTTGCCAGCATCGTCAGCGGTGTGAAGTGCGCGGCTCAGTTGGAATAATTCCTGAGCATGAACAAATGGATTCGAACCAATTGATTCTAAGAAATCGAAATGCGGTTCAACAATCGACCTGAATGTGTCGGAAATTTGTTTTTCACCTTCCAACTGAGCAATGTATTCTTGCGTTTCTTGTGGAATTACAACTTCTTCGACCTTGGCATCTTCGACGACTTCTGGATCAATTGGGGTTTCATCGCCTTCGGCTTTTTCTGCCTGGGCATCATCAGTGTTCAATAATTCTTCGTCAGAAACATCTTGTTCACCATCATCTGAACCTTTATCAATTTCTCGGCTTAAAATTTCTTCTAACGATAGTTCTTCTTCAACTTGTTCTTCTTGAACAATTTCATTTTCATTCATAACTTATACTCCTGTTTTAGTTGCAGCTTCTTCAACAATCTTACGAATTTCTTTCTTCTTTTCAGATTGCCGATTTTCATTTTGAATTCTTGCTTCGCCCTGAGCTTCCGAAGCACTCATCAAACCGTTTTTCTGCATGTGTTTTTCGAAGGCATTTTTTCCCTCGAATTTGTCGCCATTGGAATCCATAATGATTCCTGAAATTGTTTGCGCTTGAATTTGTGGAGCTTCGATAAGACGTTTAGTCGGTTGATCACAACAAACTGGTGTGATGTTTCTGTTATCGATCTTTGAAAAGTATCGTTGTTCTGATCCACAAATGTCGCACTTTGCCAGATACATTGGCATTTTGCGCTCCTGTAAAAGTGTATTTACAGGAGCGCAAATGGTTTTTATGGAAGATTTATAAGACCTCGACGAATGCCTGCATAATGATTGAGAATTTTCATGGTATCCTCTGATGCTGGACCATGAATGTGCAATAACAGCGATTTGTCTATAATCAGAGAAAATGTCCTGATCGTGTCTTCCGAGACATCTGCCAAACTCATTGCGTAGGCGAGTTCTGAAATTTGTTGTTTAATCTGATCCTGAGTAAAACCATCAATAACTAATGGCAGTATCAGAGTTTTATCCATTAGTTGAATTATAATTTCTTGGTATGTCATAAAAATTTCTTTCTTGTCATAAGTGCTAATAAAAGAAGAAATACTTCTTCCTCTTCTCTTAAAAATCTTTCTCGTTGGGCTTCTAGAACAATACTGAAAACATCGAATCTTATTGCCGGTGCATTTTCAATAAAATTCTTTTCTGCTTCTTTTGAACTACTCTGAACTGCATTTGCAACTTCTTGGATTGCATCTTCTTTTGACTTACCGGAAATTTTTTGTATAACTTCTTCGTGTATTTCTTCTACAATTTTCGGTAAATCATCAATCAATTTCGGAGTGATCCATCTCGCAGAATCTTTCAGAGGGAGAGTTTCCTCCCTATTTTTAAAAATTGTTCCGAACCCAATAACGTTAAATCCAACATTATTCATAAGAAATACAGTGGAAGACGTATGAATTCCTTCTTATCTCCTACTAATTTCGAGTAGAGGAATTTAAATTCTGAACCACCATCGTTGTATTTCACAATAAAATGACGATCGCCAGGAACAACAGCAGTTGTTGAGTGTGGAATAACATTGAGCGGTAATAGATCCCATTTCAAGGTCGCAACGTTGATCCTGTAATACTCACCAGTATTGTGTTCCATTGCATAGATGAATTCTTCATCATCGCAATAGCTGCTGTTCGCGGTTCCATCTGGACCTTCCCAAACATCAATGTTTTGCCATGAATTCGTGGCTATGTCGTAATAGTCAATTCCTGGATTGCTCGGAGAGCCAGTATTTTGACGAATTGAAACGATAAAACGACCATTTTGACCGCCAGGAATACCCGATCCAACAGTTGGAGTTCTCCACTCTGGAACGTTGCGCATAATTCGCCAATCAGTGGCGGCTGGTGGTGATGTCAAATTGCGAATAGGGGCAGTCAGTGTGATCAATGTCCAAGTATTGGCCGCAATGTCGAATTTATAAAGGTTATTCGACGACTGACCACCTGTGAAAATCATCGAGTTTGAATCACCTCGAATTTTAAAAACTGATGTGCTGTTGGGCGTAGTCGTCCAGTTGCTTGCCACGGTGATGACGTTCGACGCCTGGGCACTGATTCTGCGGATTTGTCCAGCACCTTGACCAGATTCAATAAAAATCTCAAAGTTGGTGAAGTTGTAGGAACTGAACTCTGACGGGAGTGTCGCGGTCGATACAGTTGCAGAAACCAAATTTCCACTTGCAAAATTGTCGTGTGCTCTGTGCATCGGCAATAGCGCAGATTCGAATGATGAATTCAATGACGGTAAATTCGTTGATGAACGAGCTGTATAAGTCCTGGTCGCAATGTCATACGAAAATACAGCGGTGTTTGAAATCACATACCAGATTGAACCAGTCAATAAATGAAATTTGGTCGCAGAGGTGAATGCCGCAGAAGCAGACGTGGTGAATGTAAGAACAGAGTTCGCACCTTTTGTCGCATTCTTGATTGTGAATTCCTGACCTGCATTCGGGCCTTCAATAATGCGAACAGTTCGACCAGCAATAGATTCATGGATAGTCAATGAAGTCGTGATTGAATTCACCGTTCCAGCAGTTGCAGAAAGTAAAATTGTTCCTGTTGGAGCTGCGTATTCGTATGCCGCCATCGCCGAACATCTGAAAACCGAGCCGGAAAGACTGCCTGTGCTGAACCTCGAACCACCACGTTCCCAAGAATTATTTTTTGCTGAGAAACGATAAAAAAGTGAATACGATGAACCGACGTTCCCATAAAAATAAAAATCCTTATCAAAATACGGACTGTCAAAGCCAAGCATGACTTCGAGCGACGAAGGTGAAATTGTGCTGTTTGTGATCAGACCGCATTGCTCCCAAGATGGACGATGAACAATCGGCTTTAATGAATGAGTTGTTGGCATGTTATGAAACCTTTACGTTTGAATAAAATACTGATGGATTACTGAATGGGTCAAAAACAATAGTTGTTGAACCAACAGTGGCACCAACCGCAGTCGAATTTACGTTCAGTGCAGTTGTCGTGTTCAGGCTCACCAATGTTTCAGACGCATCAATAACTACGCGATTTGTATGGTCTAATCTCGGCGTTTGCTTTTGATTTAACAAAATGAGTGCTTGAAGAATTGCTTCAAGTTGCTCAGTATTTAAATTCGCACTACCACCAGAATCAGGCGTTTGAAGTTCAACTAATTGTTGTTGAAGAACAGACAGAATTTCTTGTGTTAGTTCTCTCGTGGCATTCCCAACATTAGCAACACCATTGATTGCGTAAGTTTGAGTTAGTAATCTTGAATCAAGAGCCGATAGAGAATTGAGCGCCAGATTGGTGTTGCTGGCGATTTGACTGTGGAAGTCATTTGCAGCTTGCGTTAAATCAGCAATTACTCCGAGAGCTGAATTCGTCGCCTCCATCGTTCCAGCAGTTAAACGTAATTCAATAATTGTCCGCTCCGGCCAGTTCTGAATTTCTGTGCCTTCAAGACCACGAGCGCCAACATAGAGCACATCACCTTCACGAGCGATGATCGATACAATTTCTCTTTGAGTTGCAGTCTGATTTTCCAGAGTGATCAAAAAGAAATCTTCAACTTGCCCAATCGGCAAAGTGGGGAATAGAACCCCACTGCCAACTTTCAAATTGATCTGCATGTCATCTGCTGAAATCGGAGTTGGCGATAACGTCAGAGCATTGTTAGAAAATAATTGAGCCATTGCCGATTCCTTAAATTATTTGACCAGTTAAACTTCCATCATCACCGCGCTGAACTGAAATGGTTGCCGGACGATTGGCAAGTTCACCAACCGAATTTATTGACTCCCTAATCAGTGAAGCAGCTTCTGAAATTGAGAGTGTTGGCTCAGTAATTTCTTGAACTGGTTCTTGTGGTTGCTGTTCCTGGGTCAGCTTCATCAAGAATTGCTCTTCACTCTGTTCCAACTTCTGACGTTCAATGTCTAACTTCGCTTCAAATTCGGACTTCCTCAACTCCATTTCAGCAACCTGATTCTGTGCTTCAAAAGCCATCTTCTGTTTCTGAATTTCTAATTCAGCCATTTGCAGTTGAAGCTTCTGGGACTCAATTTGAAGTTGTTGCTGCTTCAACTCAAATTCCATTTGCTGTTTCTGTGCCTGTAATTGAAGTTCCTGAGCTTTAATTTCAGCGTTCTGTGCGGCTTGCTGCTGTTGCAGTTGAACTTGAAGCATTGCCACATCTGGTTTCTCTTCTTGTGCTGGTTGGTTTTGAGCAGCAGCCTGAGCTTGCATGAAGTTATTCAGATTCGTCTCAATAACACCTTCAATTTCAGATGCACCCTTCATTCCAGATACAGTCCATTTCAGCATGTGGAGCAGAGCACCACCCATTTCCGGAAATTGTGTTCCAGCAGAAATAGCTTGCGGGATCAATTGCGATAGTGCTTGGATGACTTGATTTCGTTCAGCCGCGATGTTCTGGAATTCGGGAGCCATCAGCGAATCTGTCGAAACAGTGATTGAAAAATGCATAGCTAATTCATCTTTAAGCATTTGAAGAGCCGGCATAACGTATTGAAAATCTTCTTGTGGAAGATCGCCAATGCGTTGAATAATCTGTTCAGGTGAATAGAACTTACAGATTAAATGCGCACGCTTGCGGATGAGTTCGGCTACGTGCTCGGCTACGTCAATTTGTTTGGTCGCAAGACGAACACCAGCGCCTTGCAGTTTCGCAGTGGTGGCCGCAGCGGATTCATACGGATTTGAGCCTCCACCACGAAGAACGTCAGAAATGCCGGACAGTGTTTCGATCTGGCGCTGAACCTCTTCGCGCTGATTGGATAGCTGCGCCAGGACGTTCGCAATTTGCGTGATGTCCATGAACGAGATTGCATTGTTAAAACCTCCCTGTGCTGCAAAACCTTGGAAATTTCGCATTGGCACAAGAACAGAATCACCAGATGATTCAAGCACCGCTTTCACTTCACTGTGTTCGGCGGAATAGATACCGGCCAGCCGACACGCCTGCGTGAGTTTGTTTATGCGGTTATTCAGAACATCCAATTGCTTATACTGAGATTCTAATAACTCAAAATCAGATACGGCTTCAAGAGTGTTTTCAGAATCTTTGTTGGCGATGAGCGGAGTTGCGAAGGGAAAAAATTCAGGAAGTCCTAGCAAATCATCTGTTTCATCAAGAATTTCATCTGAACCAAGATTGATGAAATAAACTTTCTTTGTTTGCTTGCACCAAATTTCAAAAACTTCGGCGGTCTTGCACCTGTCTTGATCAATAGCAAATTCTTCTTTTTCTTCACCAAGGTATGAAATAGACTTCGCAATTTCAGAGCCAAATCTCTGCTTCACTTCGTCTTCTGATAGATAAACTCGGCGTCCTGCCCAACGAACACTTTCCCAAGAATTATCATCAGAATGGAAGAAGTCCTTATACAGAACATGTTCAATGTCAGTGTTCTGAGATTGAATAATCGCAGAAGTTTCAGCCATCAGATCCTCAGTATCATCAGACAGCATCAGTGGATTTGATACATCAGCATCGTATCTCACATAAGAAACCCCAAAACCAACAACCAAATAATCTTTAACAGTCTTCTTGATTGCAGATTTAAAGTTAGAATTTGCTGTCAGTTCTGAAAGCAAAACTCTTTCAAGAATTGTTGAAGCCACACGAGCGACAGGGTTTCCCGGATCGGAGAATTTACGAGAAACTGTCGGCTTCGGAATGCGTGAAAAAAGAGCAGATTCCAGAACTCCAACATTTGAATTAAAAATGTTGAAACGGATCTTCTTCTGAGCACGTGAATTGTTTGAATCCGTCTTTTTTGGCAAATACAACTTATAAATTTTGTCAGCAGTTGATAACCAATCTTTTCTGCGAGACTTTGCCTCTGCAATTTCTTTCTTCCAATAGTCTTGATTATACTTTTCCATAAAAAATACCTCTTAAAAGAGGTATTTAATGGTATTGATGCTCACAAGAACGAATCTTCGCTGTCAGTATCGTAAAAAAATTGAATGTGCTCATCAGAATAGATGTCAGGACGCGATCTCATGTATTCCTCAGGTGGGAAAACTGACGGTAATGACGATAACGCTGTTCTTTTCGACATTAGCAAATCATTTTCGTCTACACACAAACTCAAATACCTGAATGAATCTGCCCCATGCGACGACCAATCATGAGAAGGCGTCTTAGAGAAAGACTTCAACTTATGATTGTATTGGTACTTGTATTCTTTCAAGGATTCAAGACCAAGATGACACCGCTGATGGAATCGGCAATGCTTGAAAAAGTCTCTCGCATTACTAATTCCAGATTTGACACTGACATCAGGAATTTTCTTGATGTTGTAATACCCCTCTGCCCATAATTTCTCAACAATTGATTTTCCCGTTTGAGCAGTCCTGTTATAAGAATCATGCGGTAGATAAATGTGTCCGATCGAGAAATTGAAATGCTTCGCAATTTCCATGCACTCTGCGACAACCGTGGAAATTGATTTCTGCTGACATTCGTAATAATTTAAAACATCGCATCTGCCATCTCGCAGTTGGTAAAACCATACCGCAGTTGCATCAGAAAAACCAATGTCAAAAACTAAATTTACTTTCAGCTTTCGATCATGTTCAAACTCTTCAACAGGGCTGTTTGATAGATACCTATCAAAAATTGCACCCATGTTGCCAGACAACCAATTGCATTCAAACTCTTGCTCATAATCTTCATCAGACATCTGAGCCTTCGCTTCCTGTAAATCATTCTCCGAAATAATCTTCGTCTTTGAAATCGGAAGTTCTTCATAGAACCATTCATTCGGATTGTTCCTGGCAAGCTCTCGGTATTGATAGAACGTGTTCGCAGTCCCCTTCGGAGTTCCAGAAAAAGTTAGAAAACCTCTCTTGTCAGTGATTGCAGGAATAATAACCGTTGTAATAACTTCAATCGGACAATCCTGAGCCTCGTCAAGAACAACACCGTTGAAATACAATCCACGTAATGCATCCGGATTGTCTAGGCCGAATAAACGAATTTCAGCCCTGTTCGGTAATGTGATCGATAGCCTAGTCTCGGAAATCTTGCAATGATCAAGCAAATCCCCAAGAATAATTTTAAGAGCCTTCCACGCAATGTTTCGAGCCTGAGATAACATCGGCGCAATGTATGCATACTGCGGGTTTGGGGTCTTATTGTGTAATGCTCGAACAACTAAATCGCCCAACAAACAATAAGACTTGCCCGCACGACGATGGGCAACCAAAAAAGCAAATCGCTGTGCTCTCTGATGGAAACTCTTGAAATAAGGTCTAGCCCTATAATTCAATCGAATCGGTTGATTCATTCATCCCCCGATTCTTTCGCGTCAACATCAATAATTTCACCAAGATCAGATAATTGAACTTGATCCAACGGAGATTCAGAAAATTCAGTAATGACCTGAATGTTCTGACCACTAATGTTGATGTTCTGCGGATTGACGTTATTCTGATTGAAGAAAATCTTATAAAAAATGTTCGGGTTCTGTTGTGCCCAAATCGCAGCAGCAGGAAGGCCACCCATCATCGAGAAAATCGCGGTGTTCATTCGAGATAGACCTTCACGATCCATGGCCTTGAACCCGTAATCCTCATTCAACGTGATGTCTAATAACTCACAATCTTTTCGATACTGCTCTAATGCTGCTTTACCCTGTAATTGGACTCTTTCAAGTTCATTCTCAGGCACTGACGATACATTCTTCTGTGGTCTTTGATTTATAATTTTTCTTTGCGCCATTTTAAATACTCCATTTAAAAGAGGTATTTAAAGATGGCATCAGACTACACCGGGAATGTGTGTTGGTTTTCTCGCAGAAAAATGGCTTGGATTTATGGAAACCGGAAACTACTACTTGAACGAATTGAGAAAGCTAAACTTCTACTGGCTGATTGGGATAGAAGAGCAGAAGAAATTTACCAATGGGAATTAGCAAACCCAGAACTATTCAAACAATGTCCTTGGTATGAAAATCGACTACCGTTTCATGAAGCTTATGCACGTGGAGAACGTTTCTATCCAACATTGAATGAATTGGTTTGGCTGTTGCAGTGGAATAAGGACAACATGCCTGGGAAAAAATTGGGACAGATTTGGCGAGGTGGGTCAGATTTGAGTAAAAGCAAAAATAAGAAGTGGATTGAGAGAGAAAAGAAGATTAGGGCAGAGAAAAAATTGCAGAAAGGTCAGAATTTTTAAATGACCAAAAAAAAGCCGGCGTAAGCCGGCTTCATCATTTGGAAATTAGAAATAGGGAAATTGAATGTCTTCCTAACCTATACTATTAAATCGGACGTTTTTCGAGAATACCGCCCCTCAAAGACCCCCTCAGAATTAAAATGGTTTCAGATTTGCCAATTTTTTGACATTTGCTGGAACGATACCGAACCGAACCGGCAATACTGCGAACTCTGGCAAAGTCCAATTTGTGGAGAATGGGAATTTACTGGTTCGGGAGGGTCGCAGGGTCGAATTGATGGAGCCGCGACAACTGGAAATTTCACAATGTGAAACGATGGCGGGACGGACAGACCATTTATTACGCGGTCGCTCCCGGACATTCCTCGCTTCGCTGCGCTCGCTCGGCGATGGTTTTAAAGCGCATGAGCGCATCACCATTCGCTGTTCCCGTTCCTGCTGTTCCTCCTGTTCCTATTGGTGGGCCATTCGCTAGTCATTCACCAGCGCATGAGGCTATTCTAAGCCAATAGGGCGCCGAATGGTGTTGTCCATGCTGCTAATGTGGTCTTGCGAATGTGCTTGCTAATGCTGGCTGAATGGCTCTACTATTCGGCTCATCGAAGCAGCGAACAGGAGTGAATGAAATGCAAGGACGATTGCCTATTGAGTTTAAGGACTATCAGAGGTTGATTGATAGTGTGGATAATCCTATCATCAGAGGTATGATCGTCTTTGGTGTTGAGGCTGGTCTTAGGGCTAATGAGATTGAATTGATACGTGTTCATGACGTTATTGATTGTGCTATTGGTTCATCTTTTACTGTTTATCAGAATAAGAGTAAAAAGAACCGTAAAATTTTTATGACGCGGAACATGCGTGAATTTATTGAAAGTCGTTCGGATTTATCTTCCGATGATTTTTTATTCGCTGCTGAATGTGGTGGTTATCCTATGTCGTTGAAGAATTACAATAGGAGGTTGAAGGGTTATTGTGCGAACTTAGGTATTGATCCTTCACGGATCGGCTCGCACTCATGTCGTAAGGCATTCGGTCGGCGACTGCTCGAATGTGGTGTTAAAATTGAGGACATCATGGTTTACTTTGGGCATAGCAGTGTTCTAACTACGATGCGATACATTGGCATCTTGGATGAAGAAATGAAAAATGCGGTGAATGTGGCATTTAATTAAAAGACCCTATTCGTAAGATGGTGGTTGCATCGTCTTGCGAATGCGATTTAAAATGTGTTCCATCGCATTCACTGATAGCCCTAAGTGATGCGAGAATTAAATCGGGCTTTAACGTGTTGAAGGAATGATCATGGCTAAGAAGACTGATGTGAATGCTAATCTGCTGGTTCTGCAAGAATTTGATTCTGCGGAACAGGCGTATGATGCTGCTAAAATGAAGTGGAATGAATTGCGGAATAAAATTCGTGGTGCGAATAAAGCTGCGCCTGATGATGTTTTGATTACGCGAGTTAAAAAAGAACTGAATGATTTTATTGAAAGTCTTGGACTGTCTAAGCGTGCTAGGCGGGATGTGGAAACCGCTATTGGTCTTGATGAATTTAAGATTTCGAATGAAAATGATTTGTCTGATATTCCGGAAGAGGTTAAAGAACGCGCATTGGAAGGCTATACATCGGTTCCTTGGAATGTCGTTGAAATTTGGGTTGAAATGGATAAATTCGTTCGTGAAGATGAATGTCAGAATGAATTGAAGGAAATTCTTTCTGATCAGGATTTTGCGCGGCTGATGAAGTATTTGGAGCATCGCGCGGACCCTGTTGCAGCAGTCGCGGCATCGAAGGGGAAGGACAAGTGGCCGGAAGTGGAGCGCGGCAGGACGTGGATTTCCGCGACGGTCAACGGGGCAGAGGTCCGGTTTAGGAACTATGGTGGCGCGTGGGGTTTGCGCGGCCTGGGTGCTGTTGCGCCGCAGGAGGCTACCGGCATGACGACTGCGGCGCTTGTCCAGTGGGCAGCAGACAACTTGCCTAAGCCGATTTGATAAATACGCTAGATCCGGCTAAATTGCTGGATCTGATAAATTCTCCTGTTTTAGCCCGGTTCGTGTGGACCGGGCTTTTTTTCGTCCTGGCTGGAACTGGAACGTTCCGGTTCCACTGGTTGCAGTTCTGCACCCTGGGGAAGATCCGGTTCCTGGCGGTCTTCCTGGCGGTCTTCCTGGCTGATGTGCCCCAGGGTGAAAAACTGATAGTAGGGCAGGGCAACGATCTTGGAACTATGCGGTCCGAGCCGTTTTAAGCCATTTTTTAGGGCGAGGGTAGGCGAGGGTGCCGGCGCTTCGCGTTCGTGGCTTCTGGCGCGTTCTGGCGCGTTCTAGGCCCGTTCCTGATGGTCTATACGCATGCGCGCGTAGTATGGGTTCTATTTCACTTTTTTTAATTCAAGTATTTCTATACTCCGACCGATAAAGAATGGTGAATTTAAATCTTTTAGTATGTCGATGTGAATTAAATGTGATGGTATTGGGTTATTGGATTTAATTTCATTTTGTTCACTTTTTCGCCATCTGCGCAGGTAGTGGGATCGCTATTGTTGAATTCTTTGTTGAATAGACTTCTTATTACGATCAATGTGTTCCCAATGATTGAGAATCTATTGTCAGTAGCCCCACGGTGCGGTCGGATAAATGCATTCGGCTTGCATTTAGCCGCGCCATACCCTACATTTACTCCATGCCGCAGCTAATGCAGCGCAGTAGAAGGCGAATGCAGCAGCGAATGTGTTTTAATCAACGTGTGAAGGAATAGATGATGAATACCGAACTGAATGATGCTCAATACCATGGCTCGAAGATCAAGAATGGCATTTTTAATTGCCGCGACATTTATGTCCGACAAGTTGGTTCCCAGGGTTGGGACATCGTGAATGAAGATGGATTCGAATCCACTGACATTCGCTTCCTCCCTAATCGTGAGGAACTGGTGAATGCTCGATTCGAACTGGATCGCACGGTCTATGGCCCATGGTCCAGCGCGAAGGCTGTGGTCAACGATACTGATGCGCTCGAATGCGATTGGAGTGATGTTTACGCGAAGACCACTAAGCGGGAAATGTGGCACGACGAACACGGCGATTGGTTTAATTTTAATTTAATCCATTACCGTATGTCGATGCTGGTCTATTCCATCGGCGAAGATGATGAAGACCCCATTCATACCACTCTGGAACTTAGTTGGTATGAAGCGCAGTATGAAACGACTAATTTCCGAACTAATGAAAAAGAGCTGGTTCGCCTAATGATTTCTAAAATCGAATACGAGCGCGCTGTCGGTCTGGTTTCGGCGAATGTGTTCGACATCGAATGCGCTAATGGTCGAAATTGGAAGAGCTTAATGCTGATTGGAGATGTTGTTTACATTTCCGAAAATTTCAGTGATAAATTTCTTGGACGCGAATACCGAGTTTATTCGAGGAATACTGACATCCATAAATTCGAAAAGATGTGCATGGCCGAAGCTGGTGGCGGTTGGAATGACTTCACTGCGCGGCGTCGCTATGTCCTGACTAGCGTGAATGAGCATGGTGATCATGTGATCAAGAGTGCCACGCGAGTTCTGGACATTCGGTTCTGGCCCGCCGAAGACGATCAACGGATTAATTTCTAATTTTAATTCGAGGGCTTCGGCCCTCACTAATCAACTTCAACTGTTTTAAGGAGTTTTACCATGGACCACTTCGTCTTTAATACCTGCATCGTCGAACAGCCTGATCAGGAACTGATCAACTCTTTTAATCAGTCAACTACGGTTTACCTTCGCGAGTTGGAGAAGATTGCTCTTCGAACTATAAATGTTAAGATTGACGAATGTGAATTTATCGGTCAACTCGAAGGCCATTACGCATTTATGACTGATCGCGGTCTGATGGTCGTCTTCCTTAGTGATGAAGATGGTCTGATGTCGAATGCTCGCGTCGAAGAGATTTTTTAATCAACTTCAACTAATTGTTTTAAGGAATAAAATCATGTCTAACACCTTCACGAAGCCCGCTACGATTTATCTGTTCGCTGATCAAGATGGACGTTTTCATAATTACAAGCAGTCTGATAATCCTCGCCACGATGCGTTCCTGACCCTGGCCGATCTGGATCGAATCGAAAAGATCACGTTTTATAGCGACTACATCACTATCGAGGTTATGGGTGTTGTGTCGAAGCTTCGCCGAGCTGATGTGATTTTTAATGAAGATGGAAACCAGTTCTTTTACAGTGAGGTTGTCTTTAATGTCTTCGGTGATAATGAATTCACTATGTCGGATGATCAACTTGGACTTATGGACCTTCACCTTATGGTTCAAGACCTGATTGTGTGGAATAAATTCGGCATCAACCTGTTCGGTCGTCGCTAATCAACTTTTAAGGAATAAATCATGACTAACCCCTGCCTGTTTATTGGTTCTAATCTGTTCTTCGGCGGTTCTTCCCTCTGGTCTAATTCAGGACCGCGAATGGTCCGTGCGGAGTGGCTTAACTTCTTGGAGAAGAGCGATAGTGGTTCGGTGGTTTACCTCGATGTCGAGGTTTCTAATTGGGATGAGGAAGATGGACTGATTTATACCGATGATGCATGGCTTGCATCACTTCGCGTTCGACTTATCGAACAGGGATTTAGTCCTGATGTTGTGGCGAAGATCGATTACACCGAACAGGGTGCGCAGCGTTATGA